TCCCTATGACAATCCACTGTTCGACAATCCAACTTACTATATTTACAAACCTGCGCTCCATGCGCAAACTTACACTTCGCTCCGAAACAAACTTGCTTCTTAATAATGTGGTTGCACTTACCTCCGTGCAAACATTTACCGTCTACTATATGCTTACACATCGCATATTTTTCCGGTACACCTTCATCCACACACTCAGTTCTCGACGTAGAGTGTGCCGTACCATCCGTCTGAGCGTCTGATACGTTTTCAGTCAATGCAGGCCTATTCTCCAATTCACCAAACGCTTCCGTCTTAATGTCAACGATAGTTGGATCAATCACAACATCGCCAACAGTGAATGGGGCTATAGATTCGGGATAAAACACCTCACCTTTAACCACAACTGGCCTTTTTACCACTAAAGGAGTTACCTTACCAGGATTGCACATGGGTGGTTTCAACACATCCGCATGGCCAGACTTAACATGTGTCAGCCAATGACGGAATAACGTAAAGTCGAACTGGGGTAACAATTGTTCAACTCGCGCAACCATCCATCCGCCCTCGTCATCATTTGGATATTGTACGTGATCCGGGTGGTAAGCGAAATAATTTTTCACACCTAATGAGGTTGTGGACAACCCATGCATATCCACGACCAATCGCGCAAGTTCACCAATAATGGGGGTGTTGCTGTCAGTAACATAAAAACCTGACATCTTCTCGTGCAATTTTTAAAAAGGAGTGACATTTTGAGGAAGACTAGGTGTAACGTGTACTTTGGCCAACTGCCTAGGTACATCACACATGGAGTGCGGCGATCCATACCACACCGCTTCACTATATAATCTTGCCAAGAACGAAACAGTACTGCTACCTCGCGGCGACTCCACTATTTCTAGTTTCTGTCCAACGCTGCAAGCAGACTTGACGTAAGCGTCCGGGTTTACATCAGCGGTGAGTCCATCATCACCACCATATATTCCTAGACGAGCCCATGCTTCAGAAGGGGTCAAAAATACACCATTCTTGCGAGTCATGCGCAATGCTTTATAAGCCATATACGCATCATCAACAGTATTAAACGGAGAGGTTTCAGGCGATCCAGACAGCCTTGAAAATCCCGTATTAAACTTGATGCCAAACCTAGTTCTAGCCCTCTGACTATGCTGTGACGCGCATAATTCGGCTAACTCGGTCTTATACTCGGGCTTTACCCATCTCATCATGTACATACTCTCTAATGTCCTTAAATACTTGGACACACGACCGTCAAACCTAGACAGGTCGGTATTATAGACAAACAGAGCGTTTAAACATATAGAGACAACACGGTGCGCAATCTCCAATGGAGTAAGGGCGAAAGCATACCATGCATGTAACTTGAGAACATTATCAGCGAACGAATACATGAAACTGGAGTAATTCAGCTTAGTTGTTGGTGGAATGGTACTAATATTCCT